TCCTTAGAATGATTCTAAAGAGGGAGCCGAAGCTCCCTCACTTAGATTATTGGTTGATATCTAGTAAGATACCGTGTGCTTTTTCGTTTCTCATTTCAAGAGTCCACTCAACTAAGAGTTGTACTCTCTCAGAGTCACCTGTTTTAGCAAGTTCATTCATGCTAAAATCTCTAAGGTAAGCAGCAGCCATCATATCTCTTTGTAATAAGAAACACATTTTCTCATTAGTAAGAGCCATGATTCTGTTTGGTACCATTTGAATGTCACCAAAGTCAGATGAATATACATCAATAGCAGCATATTCTACTCTGTCTCCAGCTTGTCCAAATCTAGTAGTATTAGCATTAAATGTAGATACAGTTTGTTTTACACTTGGTGGTACAACAAACATATCTAGATCTCCACCAGACTCATAGACTTGTTTGATAGCAGCTTTCAGAATTGCTTCTGTAAGATCTCTATCAGTTCCGCCTGTAGTAGCTCTAGTAAGACCAGTTGCAGAGTTAAATCCAGCAGATAAAGCACCACCACTTGCTCCAGCAGAACCGTTAGTTGCAATCCATGTAGAGATTGAACCTAGTTCACGAGCAGTTGATGCGTCACCAGCTACAGAAATATTCTCTTTAATAAGAGCAAATTCCATGTCTTTCTTTAACTCTTTCGATTTTTTTGCGATCTGATACGCCATTTCGTCAGCACGACCTGCTGCATCTACAGCAAATTGTGTTCCTGACAATAAGATCACTTTATCCATGATCTGTGTAAAGTTATGCACTCTAGCAGATGCAGCAACTGCATCAGTAGTAGCGTCATCACCTTCGATTACAGCGTTTGCAGCTGCATCAGCTAGTGTATCAGTTTGCCATTCGTGTTTTGTGCTTGTAGCTTTTGCACGAGGAATGGCAGATAGGATTGGAGTATCTTCTGGTGAAATATTGTAAATAACATCAGCAAGATCTTCTCTCAAACCTACAGTATCATATGTATCAAACATATTTGATGGTTGAGCCATAATGTTCTCCTTAGTTTAAAAGTTATTTAAGATTTTGCCTAAAGATAGCAGCAGCATCTCTAAGAGATCCACTTTTCTTCAAGCGTTTGATACCTTCATTTCTTTTAATGGCGAACTTTTCACTTTTAGTTTTAGCTGTACCAGATTTAACTACTTTAGGTGCATTTGATACTTTCTTAGCAAGTCCAGGCTTTGTAGCTTGTAACTTTCTATATGCCATAGCATCTTTAAGTATCAATAGCATTCTATGATCTGTAAGGTTAGCTACCTCTGCTTGAGAATAGCCTGTCTCAGTAAGATATCTTTTCATATCTGTTCTAACAGTTGATGCCTTTTCAGGATCTTTCATCTCAGGCATTTTGAGATACATTTGTTTCTCTTGTTCTTGAATATACTTTTGATATTCTTCTTGCTGAGATTGTTGTAGTTGTTGTCTAGTAGCTTCTAGATCCCTTTGTCTTTTCTGCATTTGATATTGTAATCTTGCAGCTCCAGAAGGATCTTCTTCATACATCTTATCGAAATCAATAGATGCCATTTCTGTATCTAATTGTGATCTCAAAGATTGTTCTAAAGTAGAAATATTAGCCAATTGAGATTGAAGGGCTTCTCGTTCCCTACGAATTTGATCTTCTTGTTGTTTTCTTTCAATAGATAATTCTTCGGTTTTACGAGAGTAATCAGCTTGTCGTTGATATCCGTTAATTAGTTCCTCTTGGTTGACCTCATATTTTTGTCCGTTAATTGTAACAGGGAATATAGGTTCCTGAACTTCTTCTACAATATCCTCAGTAGATTCTTCTTCCTGGGGAATATCTTCTTGGGTTTCTTCTTCTGACAAGTTTTTGTTTGGAAGGTCACTGGGAGCTAATGTCTCCTCAGTTTGCCTTGTTTCTTCAACTACTGGTTCAGTAGCAGGTGCAGTTTCCTGAGTATCCGCTGTAGGGTTCAGTAAACCGCTGATTGTTTGTGCAGCTCCACTAACTGTGGTTGGCTGCTTTTCAGCATCAGACATAAATGTCCTCCTATTTTGGTTTTTTGATTTCCTCTAATTGTTTAGAGGCTAGTTTGCCAGTATTCATTAATTCAGTCAGGTGGTTATGTACCTTATCTAACTGATGAATGGCTATCCATATGGCAGTTCTGCCATCTGAATCTTTGTAGGATGTGTTTATGATTTGATTCATATAATTAACTTTTAAAGCACCAATAGCTTCTTTAAAAAGTTCATCCTCTAATATGGTTTCGGCTTTTTTACCTTTTGTGACTTCTTTGTTTAATTTTATTGCGTCTGTCATTGATTTTTAGGATCAAAAAACTGCTGTTGCTGTCTTACTGTTTCTTGTCCAAGATCTCCTACTTTCGCAATATTATCTTTTTTAGGTATGTTTGCAATCTCTTTTTTAATTTCATTAGAATCAATACTCATTTGGTATTTGGCTTCTAACTCTTTTAGTCTCACTTCCATATTTAACATCATTTCTTGTGTTTTTAACTCAAGTTCTTTTTCTTTAATTTGAGTATCAAGAATCTTACGTTGGTTTTCACCTTGTACTTGTGCAAGTGTAACTTTTTCAAATTCAGTTGGCTGTGGTGGTAGTGGAGGTGGCATTTGTGCAGCACCAACAACTGGATCAGTAAAGTATGTTTCAACATTTCTTAATCCAGCAGCTTCTACCAATTTAGTTAATGTATTGTGTACATTTCTAAGATTGACCATTGGTCCAGCAGCTGACTTCTGTAAGTTAATAGCTTGTATTTGTCTTTCTAATATAACATTAAGAATAGCAAGTTCTTGATCTTTACTACCAGTACCAAGACCAACTTGTATTTCAACATTACATTTGTTTGCCCATTCCATAGGCATCATAGTTACATATTGTTCATTCACACGAATAATCTTTTCTTTAGTTTCGTATTTAGTAACTACTTCTAATATTTTATTAAATAATTGTTTAACACCTGTTTCAGCAAATACTCTGCATATTAATTCAACTCTCATTTGAGCTTGTGTCAATATTTGATTAAGACCACTTGCAGTTTTGTTTAATGAATCGGCATCCATTCCTTGTGAGTATCTTGTAATACCAGTTCTTTGTTCTCTGACTGTATCTAAATACTCAAGCAATGGCATAGCTGCTTGATTCAATGGCTGACTAGCCATAGGTTGTATGACTGATTGTGGTGGTTGTTTTGTTCTTACTATTCCACCAGGTCTATTAGTTAATAGGTCATCTATATTAACTTGACCATCCATAACTGCAACTCGGTTATTATTTGTTAGATACATATTATCCAACAACTGTCTCATAATTGTACTTTTTACTAATTGTACATCTTCAACAAGTTCCGAAATAGACCTTCCGTAAAACCTGTGTGGCACTAGAATAGGTGTTACACTTACGAATGGGCATCTGTCATAAGGCACATTGTCTAAGATTTCATATGAGCTATCACCTGCTACAGTTACCTTTCGTAACTCGGCAATACCATCTTCATCTTCATCTAACTTCATATAACATTCGTAGATCAAGATTTCTTCATTAGCTTTGTCTGTTGTAGGAGCTGTTTCCTCATCTTCTGCATATCTTTTACGAGAAACTTTTTCTTCAGAATATTTATTATTTACATCAGCTGGTAGCTTTGCAATTGTTTCAGGATCAAAACCCATTTCAACTAATTCTGATCGTGTAATAAATTTTCTGTGTGCTGTAAAATGTGCATCAGGTATAGACTTGGCATTTCTTGCAATTAAAAATTCTTCAGGTGGTACATTCTCTACACATACCTTACCTTTTTTCTTTACTCGATTGACAACAACATCATGCATCTTTTCTGCCATTGGCACTTGATCTGGTATCATTTGATCATTCAAAAACTTTTGAGCTTCTTTTAAAGCTTCTTCATTATCTCTTTCGTACTCAGTATGTTCTAATACTTTTACTTCTGGATCAGCAAGTAATAATGCAAACTCATCATCTGTTAATCCATAATAAGATGATCTTTCAACATCCATTGAATCATCCCAAAATACTTTTATAATTCCATTCTTTTGTAACAATGCATCTTTAAAAAATGTATATAGATTAGTAAAACCATCATTATCTTTATAGAATACATGGTTCAAATAATCTGTAGCTTGTTTTGCTATTGATTCATCACCAGCATTATTAGCTACACATTGCACTGCTTTTGGTGATGCAGTAAATGTTCTCATAATCTGAGGTAGTATACTTTCTATTGTATCTGCAACATCTGTAGATATAACTTGAGATCTACCTTCTTGTTCGTTTCCAAACGGTTCAGAAAAATAATAATCTAAAGATTTAGCTCTAGCTTCTGTTAGTTCACCACCAAGATATCCTAATGAGGATTGTATCTCAGATGATATGATTGCTTTTAATTCATAATCATTCATTAGCAATTCCACTTTCTCAATGCTTTATTAATTCTAGAATTAGGATCATTTGCTGTCTTAGCAGAAGTTAATTTCTTTTTCATGCCTTTCATACGCTTACAAAAAGACTTTCTTCTTTTAGCAGCTTTTGAACCTTTTTTCAATTTACTTGGTTTTGTAGTAACAGCTGTTTGTAATTTACTACCAGGGTTTGCTCTACGATAAGATGCAACTCCCTTTTTATTCAATCCACCTTTTGGGTCTTTACCTTCTTTTCTTTGCCACGCTGGTGATTTAGCCATTTTTCTTTCTCCTCTTTCCAGATGCAGTTACAGACCAATTGACTCTTTTTGGTCCAGTCTTTTTAGCAGCTTCCTTTTTACTTATACGACCTGCTACTTTTTTTGGTCTACAAGCTGGATATGGTCTACCTTTATCTTTCTTTCCAGAACGACCACACTTCTTTCCTGTCTTAACATCTCTCCAATCTTCTTTGAACCACTTACGCAGTCCACCTTGGTAAGCCATTAATATTTTCCGCCACGCTTCTTGTAAGTTTTAACAAGCCAAGCGTTTGCATATGCACTAGGATAAACTTTAAACTTTCTTTTAGCTTCAGCTTTTACTCTTGCATACAATGCTTTATTTTTTGGTTTTGGTGATGCCATTATATTATATACCTCGTGTCTACATTAATTTCTTTTGCCCAATCTGTTCTATCAGGTGCTTCACCTACACAACCATATCTAAATGCATCTGCTCCATGTGATGCCCAGTTGTGATGTGGTTTATTTTTAAACACCTGGTTCTTATCATCAAAAACTTTTTTATATTGTTTTAATGATTCGATACCATGTTTGCACCTAATTCTATCAAACCAGCAGTTAGGCAAGGTATTTCTTACTGATTCAATTCCATGATCAACTTCAAGCTTTGGAGCTACTTCAAAGTCTAGCCCCAGCTCTGATGCAACCTCTAATCGAGATTTACCAGTGCCAAGTTCTCTAGTTGTAATATCGTGTGGAGCTATATGAGCTGAGTAGTTATATGGTTTTTTATTTAGTTCACCAACATAGTATGCAAGTGATTCACCATTTGTTTCTAAATAATCTATGAGTCTAACTTCATTATTAACTCTTTGTGCAAACCATATTGCTGTTGAGTCACCAATACCTAAATCCCACCAAGTTTCTACACCTATAGTTGGATCGTATGGTACATCGCCTATACGCTTATCGCCTTCAGCTTTCTCCATCAATGCTCCGTAATAGCTGCCTTGTACCGAAGCATTGAATGAACATTCATACTCCTGCTCGTACTGTGAGTCTGGCATAGTACGCATAGCATCTTCTAGTTCCCATTGTGGAATAACATCAGTATCAGATGCTCTGTACATACATCCAAACCATTCTTTACTATCAGTTCTTTTTGAGAAGTCATATACTTCCCAGAACTGGTTATGACCCATAGGAGTTCCTATGAAAATAACATAGCCAAGTTTGTCTGATACAGCAGGTCTAATAATCTCTGTCCATGTCCTAGGAGACATGAGGGCGTACTCATCGAGAATAACGCCATCGAACCCAAGTCCACGGAGAGCATCTGGGTTGTCAGCTCCGAATATTTGTAATCTACTACCATTCCAAAGGTCAATCTTTAGTTCTGTTTCATTTCTACCCCCACCTAATTTCATTATCGGTGCTGTGTATTCTTTGAGGTAGTCGTATGCTACAGCTTTTCCTTGACGATAGGTAGGAGCAATATATGCCAATCTGGCTCCTGGCTTTTCTACAGCAGTAGTAATTATCTTCCATATTGCCAAACAGGTTTTTCCAAAACGCCTGTGGCAAACAATAACATTAAATCTTTTTAACTTATTAAAAACCTCCCATTGATATTTACGAGGTTTAAAAGGTATGGTTATTTCTTTTTCTAATCCTTTTCTGGACTTTGGCATAAATTAATCTTTACTGGTTTGTTTTCATCTCCTGATACCTTTAATTCTTTTGATGCAAGTCTAGGATGGAGATATGGAGCTGCTTTTTCAGCTGCCCACATTTTACGTTCTGGTGATGTTCCTGGATTGTTCAATACTGCAATCATATAATCTAATGGTGTTTTACTCATCTTTTGTAATTCTTCCTCTAATCTAATGCCTTTTGTTCCGTCTTTGACACCAATGGGTCTACCAGCTCCAGGTCTTTTACCGCCTCTCATTGATTAGCCTCTTGCTCTCATAGCATTAAAATGTTGTTTCAAAGCTTTATTAAGTTTCTTTTCTGCTACTCTTTTTCTCTTTTTTTCAGCAGATTTACCTATTTCATATCCTGCAAGACCTGTTGCTCCAAGTGCAAGACCTTTTATTATTGCTCCGTAAGCCATATTTATTCTCCTATCTTAATAGTCCAGGCATCATTGCATCCCTAGTTGTAGGAGGCATAGGTCGCCTAGGTTGTGGTTGTGTCATTTGTGGCGGTAGTTGTCTAGGAGGTGCTGCTGCCATACCAGTTGTAGGCATTGGTCCAGGCACATTAGAAACCCCACCTTGCATTGGTGTTGCCATTTGCTGTTTTGCCATTACAATTTTTCCAAGGGTAGCCATTTCATTTGGAGATAAAGTTGCAATCATATCAGCAATCTCAACTAAACTAGTTTTCTTAGCCATTATAATAATCCTTTTTTAGTGTTATCTACCGCTATCCTAATGTCAGGTTCAGGTTCAAATACAACCTCTATTTCTTCTTTTTTCTTCCTGATAGGTGCAGATTCTTTTTTTCTTAATAATTGTTTACGAAACTGGTCAACAAATTCTAAATCTTTATTCATTAAACCAAATATTTCTTGTTTTTATTCTTTTCTGTAGCTGATCCAATCTGTAAACCAGCAGATGCACCTGCTAAAGCACCGATCTTTCCTCTGTTTTTAATGAGTCTTTTACCAGTTTTTGTTCTAGCAAATGTTTTTGCACCAGCTTTTGCACCTCTTGCGAGTCCTAAAGCTGCATTCATTATTGATACATAAGCCATGCTATTTACCTTTCTTTTTTTTCATGCCATTGGGCTTTTTCTTCATCCCATTAGGCTTTTTTTTGCCATTTGCCTTCTTTTTTGAAGCTATAATCTTCTCTTGAAGCTTCGGTGGCAGTGTTTTTTGTTTCTTAGTAAGCATTTTTCTTACCCTTCATCATTTTTTTCTTTTTTTTCTTAGCTTTTGCAGCCATCGCCTTACCTTTTTTCGTGTAAGGGTACTTTTTTCCGTTTACCATTGGCATATTAGCCTCCTATTATTGCTATTATTAATATTAAAATAACGACTGCTGCCGCTATCTTATGCTTTTTCGATACTCCATCCCATTTCTCTTGGGCATAGTCCATCCATTTTCGCATATTATTCTCCTATTTTGTTAAAAAGGGTACTTACCCCTTCTGATGCACCTTCTTGGTCATCCTCGTTGAAATTTGAGCCTTTAAAGATCAATTCTATCTTAGGACTTGGCTCAATCTTATGTCCACTCATCTTTGAGTATGCTCTTGCTTGGGTGATACCAAAGTTATCTTCCCCAAATATTACATTACCTACTAATGGCATATGTTGTTCCTCCTATGATTAGTCTCAATACAAACCCCCCTTTTATTATTACCGCTGCTTCGCAGCGGCATTGACGCCTATGGCGGCTTTAAAACCCCACCTTTTCGCTTTCTGCTTCGCATTCAAGCTTAAGGCTTTGTGGGTTTGATTTGTCTTATTGTTTTTATTATATGATTTGATTGTTGAAGTCTCAAACTTTTCATGCATCAGATCATTTTATCGTCATCTTCTTCGTCTGTCCTTGCTTCTTTGTATGTTATGTGTGCAACACATAAATGCCTTATGCAGGTGTGCAAGGCTTCATGTGTTGCTTTGCACATAACTAAATACAAATGAAAGGACAAACTATGAATACTTCTAACGAATACAAAATGGATACTATACTCTCAGAGTTTCCTGTCGAGGAGACAGCTGAGGTTATGACTATGGTTGCTGACGCTAACCAGATTGATAGGTCTGTCAAGACTTATGGTTATCGTAATGCACTAGCTAAACTAATACATGAGGAGATACTGTTCTATATATCTCTAGGTAATTTATGTTCTAAGCTCGATGATAACCTTGTTGATCTCAAGGCTAATCGTGAGCTTGATCGTGAAGGTATCTATGGTATGGATAATCCTAACGAGATACAAGTTCACAATCTAGAAGATGTAAAGAATATGCAGTCTAAGTTGCACGATATTCTTATCGGCAAACTAAATATGTTTGTGTTGCGATTTGGTTGCAGTATTACTGAATGTCTTACTTGGACTAGCTCTGGCAAGTATGGTAAGAACCAGACTGCTGTTGCAAAAATATCACAGTCATCTGAATACTATGCGTTGATGATGGACTCTGATATGTCTGGTCTATTCAAAGATCAGATGCAATCAGTATCATACAAACTTAATGGAATGATTGATAAACTTAATCAGGCTACTGTTCCACCAGTCAAACAATATTCAATGTTTGAGAAAGAAGTTATGAACAGGCTTGTACAAGCTGAAGATAAAATATCCAAAGCTGAGAAAGAAAAGTTTTCACAACCAATCGTTCAGTCTTAATATAAACAAATATCTCAGGCAGTCGAGAGACTGCTTGGGATTAAGCAATCGCCGCTTAGCGACATAGAGAGGAGAGTATATGGCAACATATGTACTAGCAGTCTGTGTGACTGCGATAATAGTAATACAGTTCATGGCTATGATATATCTAGCTTATCAGGTAGATCATGAGAGAGAGAGTAATATCAAGCTTGAGAGAAAGCTGTATGATTTAATTCAATACATGAGAAAGGAGCAACAAGATGTTGAGAATAGCAAACTTACTGAGAGGTATGAGTCAGTTTCTTTTGATCGACCGAATGGTCAAGAAGATGAAAAGTATAGCTGATGCAGAGCCATCACTTGATGAGGCATTGGAGAAACACCAGAAAGCCACAGAGCAAGTAAAGCTTATGGAGCAGGTGATTGCGTCCAAGCACAAGAATCTTCAAGAGATTATCAACCGTCTAAACAAGGAGGACTAGTATGCCATTAGACACAAGTAAACAAGCGAGTATGTATGTCAAAGGATATGTACAAAATATCTGGGAAAGAGATGCATCTGGCGAGGTTGTAGTACCGTATAATAAAACTGGTGAACAGTTCAAAGTTATACAAACTATCAACTATACTGGTATTATGCCAGGACAGACTTGCAATATGGAGAGTCTACAGTCATTGATTGCAGATCAAAGTATTGATGTCAGTATTGTGGAAGCACCAAAGCCAAGCAATAGATAGCTAGGTTGGGGAGGGTACTGTAAATAAATTAAGGTTAAACTTCCCTCCCCCCTACATTTATGTTAATATTTTCAAGGAGGTAGAGTATGGAAATAAATCTAATCACTAAGGTAATTGACAAGGTTCACGATGGTGAAATGTCAAAAGAACAAGGCTTCAATCGTATCGAACAGATAATTATAAATTATTACAAAGAACTCGATGATGCTATTTATGACAAAGACGATATCCGCAGAGAGATCTTTTATCTATTTGATTTCAGGAACGGTATACTTGCAGGACAAGTAGAAGGTGATGAGAACAAAATAGATGAGGACATAAAGAAACTATGTACTCAGATCGACACGGATTATGAAACTATGGAACAAGAATGGGAGGATACAAATCATGGACGAGAACCGAATTTACAAGACGACTAACTATGGTATGTTCAAACTAAAGTTTGGAAACAGACCAATAGATAACAACCATGTGAATAAACTTCGTAGGTCAATGACCAAACAGTTTATTAAAACACCAATCACAGTTAATAAACGAATGGAAATATGTGATGGTCAACATAGGTTTACAGCAATCAAAGCTCTAGGATTACCTGTATTTTACAGGCTAGCATCAGAGAATCTAGATACAATCAGAACTATGAACCAGAATAATAAGAACTGGTCATTTGATGATTATCTAGCATCTTATGTATCCTTAGAGACAAGGAAAGATGGTAACATTGGACCATACACACAGTTCAATGTGTTTAAAAGACAGACAAGATTTCCAAATGCTGCTTGTCTAGCAATGCTTACTGCGAATAAAAGTAGTTCTTGTGTATCAGAGTTTAAAGAAGGTAAGCTTGAAATACCACAGGGTCAATTTGGTGTAGCAACAAAACAAGCTAAAATGATTATGGAAATCGGTCAGTACTATGATGGATTCAAGAAAGCTAAGTTCATCAGTGCTATGTTAATACTATTCAAAGATGAACAATTTACATTCAAAAAGTTTATCAAAAAGCTCTCTATGAATAGAAACAAACTATACCACTGCACTAACACTCTAGATTATATTGATACAATAGAGAGGTTATACAACTGGGGTAATGCAACCAAAGTTAAATTTAGGAGGTAACTATGAACCAATACAGAGTAACTGTTATACCTGTCCACGGTGAGATTAAAGAACATTTAGTGGATGGTGATGATGGTCCAAACTTTAAAGATATGTACCGTCTGCTAGGGTGTAATATGATTGAGATTACAGGCTGTAGAGTAGGTGGTAAAAACTATGAACTCTACATAGATGAAGAAGGTAGATTTAAAGATAACAATGGAATGAATCCAACTGCATCACAATACTTTGTTGACTGGCTTGGAAACGAGGGGAGAGTAGCAAGAGTAGCCAACATAGTAGGTGACGCAGCTGTAGTTGATCCAGAACCCATAAATGAAAGGAAATAATTATGAAATTATTGAGTAAATATGAGGATTATGAACCAAAATCGAACATAGATATGTCAGACATACCGTATGCAAATATAGTAATGGGCGTATTAGAAAACGAAACAATAGAAAAGATTCAAAGACATCTTGGTGGTACACCATGGAATGAAACTCCATTTGATGTATGGCAAAGAGTATTTGATGCTTGTCAAAAATATAAAGGAGAGTCGTATGGGATTAGATCAACGAGCAGGTTACAATGAAGTAGATGTGTATGACTGGCGTAAGCACGCAAGGTTACAACAGTTCATGCATAACAAATACTTTGAGAAACATCCTGATGCAGTATCAGGTCAAGAGTTCAATTGTAAGAAACTAATACTTACAAAAGAAGATATACTTGAGTTTCAAAAACTAGTTAAGAATGATAACTTACCATTTTGTGATGGTGGCTTCTTTTGGGGGCATCAGTGGCAGGAAGAAGCTATGAAAGATTACAAAGAGTACGATCTTAAATTCTGTGAAGATGCACTTCAGTGGATCAAAGAAGGTAAAGAGGTATGGTATGACTGCTGGTGGTAAAACCAAAGGCAAAGTTTTAATCATGGATAGACATCAGGGTAAGTTGATTGATGAAACTAAAGTTTATAGTTTATGTTCTGAAGGTAATAGAAGAATTATACAATCTTCATATGACAAGAACAGATTACAAACTATAGCTGATATGTTAAATCAAGAGCAAGAGCTTATGTCAGGAGTTAAATATGAAAAGTTTTTTATACTTGAACCTCTGTAATACTGTGTTGTTGATTGTAGTTTTGATTAGTCAAACTGCTGATATGTATACTGATCATGTGAACTATAGCAGCAACTGGTGTGCAAAAGAAATTGAAATAATGAGAGATCAAATAAGTGATCTTTGGTATATAAATGGATTAAATGGAGTACAATTAGATGACTGAAATGAAAAAGAAAGATGACGAGTCTTTAACAACATATATCTACAGAGTGTGTAATAAGAACTATAATGAAATGAATCCAAAAGGCTTTCAAAGCTTTTTAGATCAAATGATCAAGCTATGTCAGGATATGGATAAAGGTAAATATCCTTCTGATAACAAAGATTCCGTTAAGGAATGATTGGGCTAGGTACTTCCGTTTGTTCTTGAATCCTAGCCCAGTTTGGAGGGGAATATGTATACAAGTACTACCTACCGAAAATCTAATTTCTTGGAGGGGAATATGTTTTTAAAACTTAAGACTGTACCTCAGATGTCAGTCGAACTTGAAGAACCTGCTTCTGTTATTAGACATTGGGTAAAGAGACACAATGTACCGTTTCAACAAAAGAGCAGAATGCATTACAAATATTTTGGAGTGGCAGGACAAGCAAAGCTACACAGGATAAAGAAACTATATCGTGAGGATTTGTATTCTGCGATTGGTGTAGATAAACAACTAACAAAGAAAGGATATGACAATGTCAAAAATGTCAGAGAGTCAAAGACAGTACTTTCTACAGAGAGTAAGCGATCAAGTTTACAACGCAAAGAGAGTATTGGAACTCAAAGAGTCAAGGAAGAAGGAACAGATGATTACGAAGATGTATCCGAAATACCTCAAGACTATTGGGATCAATACATTACTTGATGAATACAAAAAGAAAGAAGCTGCGTACGAAAAATCTAAAGATGAACTATTAAAGGTCGTTCAAAGAATGTGTGATGCTGAAGATATTAGTTCATACAATGTTACAACTTACAAAGATGTAGAATACAAACTGAAGGAACTTTGTGGTTTAATGGTTGATAGAGAGTATAAGAATACTGATGAAGGTAAAGAGTTATTAGCTCTTGATCAGTCGCACCAACAAGCTAAAGATATGATTTGGTCTGCTGGTAGTCAATCAGAACATCTTATGAAAGCTATAGCAACTACATTACAACAAGGTGCTGGTATTGATATAGGATACAAACCATTACAGATAGAGGCAAAAAATGAAAGATAAAGAAATACAATTAAACATTAACTATCGTGAATTAGTAGACAGAATTGATAGTTTACAATGTTCACTTGGATATCTTATCGAAGATGCAGACCGTTTAGGTTTGAAATTCGATAGAATAAAAAAAGTGTTTAATGAGACTGTCAAACCAAAAAGGTAAACAATATGATTACATTTGTATGTGGAGTAATACTTGGCTGGATAGCAGCTCGTTCCTACCGTAAATCAAAAGAAGATGTCAAAGAGATGAGTGATGATGTCAAATCATTTCTTGGAAGATTTACTAAGAAAGACGAGTAGGTCTGGGTTATCAATAAACAATAGAGGTTGGAGTATGTTGGTAGTATTTAGCACTACTCTTTCTTCTGTTGTATCATTAGATAAAGCCATACCATCATTTACTTCACCTATAGTTTTGAAAACACAATGCATGATTTCATGCAATACTGTGTTTGCTTCCTCTTTTGGTGATAGTCCAGGTTGGATTTCTATTCTGTTTTCACGATCTAGATACTGACCAAAACAATCAGTCATGTTATCTCTTTTAAAATCTGGCTTTGCGTAAGCTATCTCGATGGTCCTATAGCCTACTCTGATTTTCATAGGTAGCTTCATATAGGCACACCTATTCTAGTGTAATATAAATTAGTATTTGAGTTGGATGTCATTTGCAAGTGTTTTTCCATAAAATCTGCGAATAAATAATTGGTTCTAAACAATAGTTTAACCAAAATTTGCGTTCGTTGCCATATTGTTGATGCAATTCCATATGGTGATAAACACATAATGGTACTGTATACGAATCACATACTTTCTGCCCAAGACCTCGTTTTTGTGCATACATAATATGGTGTGCGTGAATATCCTGATCAGTTTTACAGACACAGCAAGGGTGTTCACGAACATAATCTAAGTGTTTACTGCTCCGATAGCGTTTTTCAATCGAAGGATCAAACAACGATTTATCTATTCTACGCTTTTTAGCCACGAATAGTGTTCCCTTTGTTTGCTAGTCCGAAGTAAACAGCTGCTTCTCCGAGTGCTTCTCTTAGTCTATGTCCACCATAATACTTTGAAAAACCTAGCTTTTTATTCATTTCTGTTATTCCATATCCTTCACCACACACAAGATCTAGTACCTTTGCTGATGTAGGACCTACAGCTGAGTTACACCTAGATAGCTCTTGCATTGCGTGTAGCTTATGATCAGCAATATTACCAGATCCACCAGAATCTATGCGTTCTTGGAGTGGAGATACTCTACATCCAAGGAGTGAAGTTTCGTATAATTTACGGTATTTCAGACCAGCAGAGTACTGAATAGAGGTGATGAGATTACGATTACGAAGGGTATCCAAGGAGCATTCCCTTAGATTCATAACCATTACATAGCTTCCTTGCTTTAGTACAGGTTTGATATCTCTTTTGTCCTCGGAATCCACAGGTTAAATATGAATGATTTGTTGTGTATGTGCAACGAATATGATTAGATGAAAGTGAGTAAATATGAAATTAAACAAACCTATTCTTAGTGATGATTATAGGCATAGTGCATCAAGAGGTGTTGATTATATTGAGAATCCCTCATTATGGTTAATTCGTAATTATTTTGGTGTAGAGTCTACACAGAATTACAGTATGGCTATGGGTACAGCATCTGAGTGGGCTGCCTATAAAGGTCTACATGAAGATTATGATAGAAATATTGATTACAATCAGAGATGTGAACAGGTATCAAGGATGGCTGAGAATCAGTTTAAAACATTGTGTCAAGATTTATTGACAGAAGATGCAGGTGTCATACCTAAACAAATGCAGAAGGTTGGTGCTATAGCAAACAACTTCATAGATATACTAAGCAATCTAGATAAAGATCTAGTAGCTTATAATGAAAAGAAAGTGGTTGAGTATCCAAACCTAAAACATAAAATTACTTATGTACCAGACTTTGAGTATGATGACCTCATAGTAGATACAAAAGCTACACAGCAGTTTCCAACTGATCCGTTCAAAACAAAGCTGCAACATATTAGGCAGGTATCTTTGTATGGCTTATTATCAGGTAAGAATGTAGCTTTATTATATGCGACAGATAAAAAGTGTGCTATCTTTGGTATACCAGATGATGTCGTAAAACGAGAGGGTGAGTTTATGATTGAAGTGTTTAGTACAATCGAGAAGAACAATGAGTTTTTCAAAGATGCAAGAACATTTATGAAACATAACATACTCAATACAGAAGGATACAAATGGGATGAAAACACTAAAGCAATCGCTGACAGGTATTGGTCTAAAGCTTAACAAAGGAGGACATATGGCATACCAAGCACAACTAAAGAAAGACGCAAGGGATTACTCAGAAGGTGATCAAATCAAGTTCTGGATTCCTGCAAAAATGAATGACAATGATATTGTAGTCTATTGGAACAATGGATTGCTATCAGATGGCACTAAACCTATGGATGCTCTCAAAGAGGGTGAATGGATAGAGTTTGAAGGCTACAGTAAGAACGGTAAAACCTACACAGCTAAACAACTAAAGGTTGCTGAAGGTCTTGAAGCTCTTGCTGATGATGATCTTAACCAAGACACACCGTCTGGTAAAAAGATTACATCTGCTATCACAGATCAACTTCGTTCAGGTGATATGGTTCGAGTAAGAGCAGTTAATGATGCTATGCTTGACAAGGACATGAAATGGTCTGAAAAGGTAAAATATGTAAAACAAGCTGTAAATTTATATTCAGCTAGTACAATGGATGAAGCAGAGGTAAGTGCAGAATATGACGAAGAAGGTCAAAGAATACCTTTCTGATGAAACCATTAATGAGTTAGACTCTGCGTTTTTTGATGCTTATCATGAAAATGTTTGTGAAGTAGCAATAGATAACTTTCGTAGAGATAACCATGTTGCAACTATTCTAGTAGGGCATACTAGGGGAGCAGCCTCATATACTAAGCTATTTGACAAGGAGCTAAAGGATGAGGCTGTTAATCTTATGAAGGTCCTTCAAAGAAAAAATATTTCAACATACAGTTTTGTTAGTGAAGGTAAGGTTAGAAAACAAAATCAGAAAAAAAAGGTTGAGTGTATAATTATATCTTCACACAACAAAGCTGGTGATGCTCGTACTACAATATATGAAATTGTAAACAGAGATAAGTGTAAAGTATCTTTGTATGCAACAGGTGAAGTACAAGATAATTTGTGGAACTATTTGTTACAGGATGATGAAAGGATTTTACATTGAGTAAATTAGATATAATGGAAGCAAAACTAAAGCTAAATGATTACTTGGCTAATGCTCCTAAGAACTATTATTGCGAGGGTAAGTATACTGATAAGAATGGTAAGAGTAAACTTGTTGATGCTTTGGTCAAAGCTCATACAGCTGATCTTGCCAGACAAAAGTTTATTAAATACTTTAACAAAGATGAAGGTACAACAATTGTGACATCCTGTATTCGTAAGCCAGGATACATAGAAAAACAAGGAGGGATACTATGAGTTACGATCCAGCTAACTTTCAAAAAGAAGAAAAGAATATTAAGTTTTCAAAAGAAACTTCATTGGATGAAGGATCTGCTGAGAAAGCATATAACTTTATGGCTAACAATCTTGACACTCTTGCTGAGTATGAAGAAGCAGCTGATCTTTTAGATAACTATACTAAGCATCTTGTAGATAATTTAGCTAGTATGACTGAAGGCAGTGAAGCTGCTAAGAAAAGAACAGCTCATGCAGATACTGCATACAGAGTACATATTGAGAATCTAGCATTTGCTAAAGCAAGGTTTTCAAAGATGCGTAGATTATATGATCTAGCAAAAATAAGAATTGAAATGTGGAGAACTAAAGAAGCTTCTTCACGAATATAATATTCCAGCGGTCAATGGATAGAGAGAGGCATATGAATGCCTAGACTATAGTAAAGGAATAAGCACGCAAGGCTGACCAGCTTATGTCTCTCTCGTAAAATATTCCGGGCCAGGATACGAGTACTGGTATATATAGAATGAAGTATAGGTATTTGCCCACTTCGTACTCGGTTTATTTGGTATCAGACTAAAAGACACCTACTAGTATTAGTATCACCCAGAGATGTCTGACTAAGTTATGTCCTGGTGGTGTTAAAGAGAAAATAGCCAATTCGATATTCCTAAAGGATAGAGAGAGTAATTTATCTCTGGCTGTAATGTAGACCTAGGTTGTCAGTCCTTAGATGCGTTATTCTCTCGGCTAGTCTAAGATTTTAATGATTCGTTTACGATCACCCATGTCGATTTCGATTTCTGCTTTGACTTGTTGGCAGGACATAGATATGCCTTCCTGATTCTCACCGATCTGTCTTGTAACAATGCGTTTCTGTTCAAGGCAGTCAGCCATACCGCTTGTAGGGACATACTCTATAACCTTTCCATTCTGTATCATTAATATTGCAAATACTACTTCAATCATTGTATCCGTTTTTTTCTTCTAAATCTATTATTCTTTCTTCATGAAACTGTATAGTCATATCGTTCTTTTTAATGTTAGGTACTTCAGCTTCTACTTTTTCTTTTAATTTATCTTGTTCCTTAGAGAGGAACTCCAATAACATAAACTGCTCTTGATCTATAGGCTTTTGTGTGGATGCCTCAAGCAAGTCTTGCTGCATTAGCTGCAATTCAGTTTCTATAATATTAAGTCGCTCAATGACTCCAAACCCGAACCAAGCACCCACAATACAAGCACCAATAATACTGATAAGATTACGCATTGGCATTGCGATAGATGTGTTTTCACTTATTTTCATACTTCCTCTAGTTGTCTATTCTCACAGTAGAATGCCCAGGTCTTTAAACCTTTACCTTCTTTTGCTCCATGATCCTCTGCTAGTTTAGTTACTAGTTCTGTTTTATTCCAAAATACATAATCCAAACATTCTATCTTTGTATTGAATTCTTTTAATTTATACTCAGAATAGTGTGGACCATTTAAACCATCATACCACAGCATAACTGTTATGACCCAAATCATTTTTTACCAAAGAACTTAGTTGCTCCACGGATTCCAAATGAGGCACTCACGATCACTCCCAAGGTGTACTTGTACCAGTCAGGGGTCATAGCGAGAGCTGCAAAACCTCGTTCAACATACTCTACAGTAAACGGTAAAAAGCAGAGCAACAGCGGAATACTAAAAAGTATGGTTAAATATTCGTCTTTCCATGAGTCTCTGCTACCTTTGATAGCTTCAACATCCCAGTCTATTTCTCCTGCAATTTGTTTCTTTTTTATCTCTGTTTCTGCTTTTATAGCAGTTAGCTTTTGTTCTGCTTTGGCTTTACGAGTTTCAACATAACCACCAATAGCATCACTAGCCACTCCCAAGAGAGGCTTGATTAACATTTGTAACATTTATATATTCCTTATGATTGTAGATAGTTCTATTGCTCTAGCAGGTGTTTGTTGATGCCATCGAGAATCAATCATCTCATCAGCAGCAGTTTTAAAATCACCCTCATCTAGTGCTTTTAGTGTTTTTTTAAATTTAGATACCCTAGGGTAGCCCATTTGAAAGAGCATTTCGATCAAAACGCCCTGAATTTGCTCTATATCACCCTGATCTAAGCCTTGGGTATACAAATTGGGTATATGCTTCTCTATGAGCTGTTTTGCAGCCTTAAAAGCGATTTCAAAGTCTTTATCAAATATCTCACTTAAATGATCCACAGAGTACTTAACACCCATCTGAATGTTATCTTCTGGTAAGATCATATGCCCCCAACCTATAGTAGGTATACCAAGACTATCATTGTAAGCCTCATCTCTAAAACCTTCGTGATCTTTAATACGTTTTTTAATCTGCTCCAAAATACATATCCTTTAAAAGTTCATCAGCTATTAGACCATCAATAGTTGTAGGTTCACCAGTAGTCCTTCTAGGTACTTGACTAGCAATAGATTCTAGTGCCTCTACAGGATCTTTAAATAGTTGTAGTTCTTTAGTCATATACATACCGATCCTATGCATTAGGTCTGGGTATGTAGTTCCATATTTAGATTTACTCCAAATCATTATGACTCTAGGCAAATCATTTTCATACTCAACTTGCACATAGTGCATTTGATTGTTGAGTTCTAAATTCTTTGTTATGCCTGGTCGTCTGTTATTTTGTGGTTGGTACATATATATATCATGATTTTGTTGATTCGTTTTCAATGAGGATGTCAATGTAGTGCCTTGCCTTTCTTAAATCTTCTATACCATTTTTTGTTTTCCACCTTGTAATATATTTTATTACACAAGCCTCACAATGTGGTATGTCATTTGCGAGTATAAATTCTATCGGCTGTATCACTAAGTCTTTATAGTGATTGCCACCCTCTTGTTTCTTTGTAGTTTCCACTATGGAACTACTTTATTCCAACTTCCTCCTTTTGACAAGACCATAGGTAATAATTTTGGTTGTGAGTTTATAATGATTCCACAGCCAATAATAGGTCTATCCTTAAATACTTTATCATATGCAAATGCCATAGAGTCTTTGTCTATAAGACATCCTACCTGCATCGCCCATAATAATGATTCTGGGTTGCCCCAATATGATATACCATACTTTGTATGATAGTGTCCCTGTACATAACAGGTTCCCTGCTTCTGCCCCACAGATAAAATATTAGCAGACTTGCCATGATGAAAATGTACTTTGTTACCATCAGGTAGTTTTATAGTAAGTTCATTATGCCACTTCCATCCCTTACCAACTTGAAGTACTTCATTGTATCCTCGCATATATGCCATAGGTATACCTGCTTTGAAGGACCTTCTATACGCAAGACTGCCATGATTAGAATGTAGTATATCTACATTACTCCATAATTTTTCAATTTCATGAATTACTTTTCTAGCTTCTACTAGTTCGTCACCAGCGGATGGTAAGTCAGGGTCTTGCCCATGCATATTTAATCCGTGTTTATCACATTCATCGCCGATATGTACAATTCTATCAGGGTTGTACTTTTTTTTAATACCTTTTAAAAAAGGAATCAGGTCAGGATGATGATAAGGTGCGTGAGTATCTGAAATTATCAGTATCCGTTTGTTCATATTAAGCTTCTAACAATTAAATAACACATTTGCAAGAATACGGTTGTTCCAATAAACCATATAAATGTTTTTAATTGTCGAATATCTTTCTCCACATGATATAAATGATTGTCTTTTAGCGTATCAATTTTTTGATGAATTAATTTAATATCACCCTCAATACGAATAATTGCTTCTTTGTTGTTTTGTTCCATTAAGCAGTCCTTTTCCACATATAGACAGTAATAAACGGAGGCATATTATCGTGTGATGTTCCACCACCAACAGATTGAGATGGTGATTGGTTAGCTTGTCCAGATACACCAAAAGAAACATAGTCGTTGTTACCTGCACCACCATTTGAGTTTGTTGTTTTTGTTAATGCACCGTTAGCTGATACCTGATTAGGAAAACCATTGCCACTACTTAATGTAAAGTGAGAGTGACTCGGTATTTGTGATAATGTTAATGTAACTGATTCTGATCCACCAGTTTCTTCTGCACTATTCCATCTTGAATTGGAACTCTGTTGACTAATTAACATTCTTCCTTCACCAAATCTAGCCCAAGTACCAAATCCTAATAATGTGTTTGGATTTGTTGAGCTAGTAGCATTCATATATATAGATCCAACAGGGTAAGCATTTTGTACTATATTTGTTCCACCTGCTGTAATAGATCCACTAACAGAAAGATCCCCTGTTACTGTAGCACCAGAAGAAGTTGTTTCTAATTTTTTACTTCCATTATGATTTAATTCAACAGAACCATCACCAGTAAATTTAGCTCCAACAGTAGCATCTGTATTTTGCACTTCTACAATAGAAGCTTTTAATTTTAAATCACCTGTTCCTGAATCTTCAATATAAGAATGATTACTATCATGATAAATTTGTAGATCTTGAGAGTCGCCAAACCTTAGTTTAGCATCATCATCCATATCTATATTTGCAGCACCACCAGCATTAGGTAGTCCTAGTTCAACTTTAGTTATGGCAGCTCCTGTAATATTAGCTCCAGATAAATTAACTGTAAGTGTTGGGCTTGAGTAAGCTGTAGATTCTATTGTTCCTGTAGTAGTACCATTAGAGTGAGTTACTTTAACTTTTCTACCAACTTGATAATAATCAGTTCTTAAATCACTAGCAGTATTAATAGTAAATGTATCAGCATCAATTTTAGTTACTGTATATTCTCCATCAGTATCACCCAGTTCTACATATCCAGCTGCAATATCATTCACAGCAGCCCTTACATTAGCAAGTGTTTCTCTAGCTGCATTATTGACATCACTGGGAGCCATACCTTCAGCCCAGTTTGTAGACTGTACAGATGTATTGTTTGCTGCTGTAGTACTATATTTTCCTACGCCTGTTCCTGCCATATTATATCCTCCTTAAAATAAAGCTTTCATTGGATCTTCGACCAGTTCTCTAGTTCTAAACATTGTTGATCTTGGACCTTTGTATTTTGGATGTGCTAATTGTCCTAAGACAACATTGAGTGCATCATCATAAGTTAAACCATCTTCCATATATCCTTCTACAGCTTGATTTACCCATATAGGTAAAAATTTAGATCCAACTTGACCGCCTAGTTTCAAGGCTTTCTCTATTGAACTATCATCTTTTTTAGTGATTTGTGGACTCCAACCTGTAGTTAGATATTCTTTGTTGCTTAATATTTCAGCAGCTGTTTTTGGTAATGAACCAGTTTTCTTTAATAATGTTTTTTGTGGATCAGTTATCCAATGGAAAGGTTCCATGTACTGTTTACTAAATGTCATAACTTCACCGTTACCTAAGTCAATTCTAGTAGGATCTTTATTTTCAAAGATGCTCTTACCAGTAAATGCATAGTTAACAGCATTTCCAAGTATTGCATATAAAATTGCACCATTAATTAAATACATCATATATAGGTTTCTTGTTCGTTCATTTGAATTAAATGCAGGAAATGCTCGAGCAAGTATTCTAATATTTGATATAGTCCAGTCTGGTGCGAAAAATGCAAATTGAACATATGGCTTTGCTCCTGGTTTATATGTAGCTTGTGCCATACTTCTTAGTATTGGATTAGCTGTATCATTAGCTAATCTTGTCCAGTTTTGTCCACCAAAAGCGTCATTGGTAAATTCAGCTGCATCTCTAGCGTGTATCCTCAGTGGTATTCTACCTTCAGGATCTCTTAATATTTGTTTATTCATTTGTGCAATAGCAGTATGTAATTTAAATGATGTAAAAGCTCTTTCCCAAGTTACTTTATCAAACCATTTAAATACAGACCTAGCAGGTCTTACACCAAGATCATTCATCACTTTACCCAAAGCAGGTATTTTAGATACTGCTCTTTCTATTTGGTTAAATGATGCGTAAAACTGATCATGTCCTACATCGGCAGGTTTATTTATTTCTAAACCATTCTTAACTAAAAGCTGTATAACATCTCTGTAGTTTGGATCATTTTGTAATCTTGTTGTAGTTGCAACATACTCTGATTCCATCCATTTTTTAAATGATGGATCATTAGGATTTTCTGTCCATTTTTGCATAAGACTCTTACGACCTGTAACTGAGTCTTTAAATAGTTTACCTGTATAGTTTCTCATCGCACCATCTCGTAAAAAAGTAAATATCATACTTTCTCCAAGAGATACTGCATGAAAGAAAGATGCTCCTACAGCAAATCGTTTCATCAAAAAGTTTACATTCTGTGAATGTTTTACTAGTGCAGGTGGATCTGTAGCATCCATAACCATTTGTATATAAGGTTTTACACTTTTATGTACAAAAGCTATTTCTTCTTTATCTAAAACATCGTTCCTATATATTCTTTTATTGATACTAGGATGATTAAATGCAACAAAATCTGTTTTTAAATCATCAGGTATATCTGCAAAAGATCTATGTATTGCTTGTGTGCCTAGTCCTGGAAACTTAAATTTAGTAAATTCATTAATAGTTTTTCTTTCTATATCAGCTTTACCCATAGATATAGAATAACGAGTAACTATATCTGCAATATCAATATCACCTTGATTATTTGTTCTTGGTATATATCCAAGCTCTATACCCTCTTTATAATTAGGTATAATTCTACTTTTACCATACTTACCAATACCACCAGATGCACCTATTAGTTTTAAAACATTTTCACCAAATGTCTTTTCACCTTTATCAAATCTTTGTGCAAGTGCAAATGTATCAGCTGTTGGTCCTAGCTCCCATTCTTGAGCCAGATAGTTTTTTACATAACCAAATCTAAACCCATCTTTTACCATCTTATTTCTTGTTACTTCAAAATAATCTGGCAATTGGTTTTTTATAAAGTCCAATTCTTTCTTAGAAAACTTTATAGTTTCTGTAGGCATAGAATCAATTAAGTCTTGAGCTGCTTTAACATTACCCTGATCTCTAAGATTCCTAGCTCTCATCAAAGTGTCTTTATTAAATTTTTGCCAAACAAATGTTCCATCAGATGCTATAGCACTAGGATTTTGTACAGCAAAGACCATAGCTTCTCTAGCTCTTTCACTAAAGTTTGATCTAATTGCTTCACCTAATCTTGTAGATGCTACTTCTACACCTTTTATACCACCATCTAACGCAGCTGTAAGTTCATCTGCTTGAAGTTCATTTGATCTTACAATTTTTTGTTCATCAAATGTTCTTTTACGAGTTAGTACTTGTGTCGCTTTATTAAAAGCAAATGGAACTAAACCTAATGACAGACCAGCAGTAGCAGCAGCTATTTTTTCATCTTTAGCTGTAAGAAAACCAGAAAATGCACCTATACCACCTAATGATGCTGCAACCTTCCAATTGAAGTTGCCTCGTATAGCATCATTTTTTGCTTTATTGAGTTCCTCTTTATATCTAAAATTAACCATATCCTCGACTTCTTTTCTTTGAAGTTGAGGTGCATCCATTTCATCTAGTATTTCTTTAATAGCTTTATCTAAATCAGGAATAGGATCTTCAGGTCTTTTAGATGCAGCTTCATATATTTTTCTACCTACTTTTTCAGGATCATCTCCTGTAGCTTTTGCAACCTTTGTACCAAGACCAGCAATCATAGCACCAAACATTAAATTTGCAGTACCACCAATAGTAGCTTCTGCTAATGTTCTTTTAGCATCTATATCGGCATCTTCACCTAACTGTAAGATACCACCATATGCAGTACCTAGCGCAGCTCCTGTAGCAAACATTGAACCAGCATTCAATAATTTTTGACCTTTAGCTCCTGTAACACCAATTGCAGCAGCTGTGTTAGCTCCTAATTTACCCCACCCTAAGAATGGTATAAATAATAAATATGGATCAGCCAATATTGCATTTACCATTTCACTGGCTAACATTTCAGGATTGGATGCTACAAACTTAGCTACTTCTTTTATATCAAAAGATCCTTTTTCTCCTGACTCATCAGGCAATAGATAGCCAAATTTATTATATATTCTAAACGACTCTTTCCATTCATCTGTATTTGGATCTAATGTTCTAAGTTTTTTACGAGCTTCTTCAGCTTGTTTGGCTTTAGTATTACCAGTAAAGTATTGATAGAGTGATGCAGGTAAAGATTCTTCAAAAAATAATTCTATAGGATTCCTAATATTAAATCCTACTTTAGGTTCTAGAATATCAGGTATATCAACTATATTATCGTCTAACCCACCAACAAACTCATTAGACATATAAATCTGGTCTAAATTTCTTTAGTGCTTTTACAGCTTCTGCTCTACCGTTAGTTTGTTTTATTTTTTTAAGCATTTCACTATTATCTATAATAGCATCTTCCCAGTTATATCCACCTTTAGTAGCAGGATTAGAAACTATATTGCCGCTTTGATTAGGAACCATAACTTCAGGACCTTCTTCTCCAACAATATAAGGTTTACCAGCTTGTACTGGTCCACCTTTTGCTCTTTGAACAGTATTCAAAACTCCAATTTGAAATTTAGAACCACCTAACCATTGCCACATACTACTATTTTCATGAATATTATTATTGCTATAAACTAATTTTTCAGCTTCTAAATAATCTGATCTAATAGGTGTTTTTCTATCATTTGCAGCAGCTAATTTAATAGCTTGAGATTTAATTTGTTCATGCAATAGTTCTTCAATATTTTCTTGATCTTCACGATTTGTAAAGAATTTAAACATTTTAGACTTACTAATTGTAGATTTATGATTAGCTTCATAATCAGACTCAACTCTAAGCAGTTCTTTCTCATCCACCATTGCAAACCATCGGTCAGGTCCACCACGCTTCATTGCATTTTTTTCAGCATTAGTAGCATCCATTGCATCTACTGTATCAAACCAATCTTGATTTATTTCTCTAGCATCTTTTTGATTCATCATATTGATTTCTGCAACTTTCATATCAATTACATCCATTTTTAAATCATTTGATAAACCTTCATTAGTTAATGCAAGATTTTCCATTTGCAGTTTTTGCATTTGAGGTAGTGCTGCATATGTAGCTTCAGCAACTTTTATTTCTATGTTACCTTTATCTATATCTTGGAATCCTTTAGTAACTTGTTGTTCAACTAATTCTGCCTTACCATCTTTAGTTATTTCAAAGAATTCATTAGCTTGTTTTTGAGCTTCATTGCTTAATCCCATGCTTTCAAATTGTAATCTTATTCTTTCAGTTACAGAGTCAGCTTCTGCTGTAGCTATTGTTGCACCAGCTTCAGCTGTTTTTAAATCTATTTTTCTCTTAACAGCAGAATCCAAAGCTTCAGATATAGTACCATCTCTGTTCATGCTTAATCTTTTATTTTGCTGTCTTAGCTCCTGATTAGTCATAAAAGCTTGTGTAGCTGTCATAGATGGAGCAAGTGCTTCTTGAATACCTTTACCTTGTGCTGCTTGACCCATTAAATTTAATCCCATCATAAATGCAGGATTATTCATCAACTCATTCATCTTACCTTTAGGTGCTAGTTTACTATCTTTAAAAGCTTCTTCACCTAGAACCATAGCCATAGCTGCATTTGGATCACCAGCAGCATAAGCATCTCTAAATTTTACAGGATCAAATATTTGTTCACCTGCATCATTTGTACTCATAAACCCTTGTACATCAAAGAAACCATTATCTGCTATTTGTCCTTGTTGTCTAAACCAATCTGCAAGAAAGTCTTGTCTAGTAACATTTTGAGTTTGAGGCATCATTGCATTTTGAAAGCCTTGATTCATATTACCAAATATATTTGTAAATCCCTGATACCAAGGATGATTAGTTCCATCATGTGCCATTAAGCAATCCTCCTAAATTCTACATCTATTTTACTGTAATCAACAAGATCATAACCATGTTCGTTTTCATAAGCAGCATATGGTACTTCATCTGCCATTACACCTTCGTAAATGTCATCTGATCCTTTATACTTAAACTGGTATATATTAATACCTGATGGTGATTTACCAACTACTCTATAAGATTCTTTTAATCTACGATCACTAAAGAATCCTAGTGCTGCACCACCCATAGCACCCATCATAGGGTTGCCAGGGAACATAGCAGCTCCTGACATAGCTCCACCTAAAGCTCCTGTAAGAGCATTATATCTAGGTACAGGTTGTGTCATAGTTGTCATTGGAAATTGTCCTGCAATAGGAAGTATAGTACCAGCATATTGTTGTAATCTTTGATATGGAGCCATTTGTTCAAACTGATATCTTTGTAGATCTTCTTGTAAATACTGACCAGCATAGCCTTCTCTTTGTTGTCCTACATTACCAAGTAAGTTAGTACCCATCATAGCTCTTTGATCCATAGCTTGTTGAATGCCAGGTAACATACCAGCAGCTTGTAGCTGTTGAGCTTGTCCTAATGCATTAGCTTGTTGTTGTCTGCCAAGTTCAGCTTCTCTAAATTGTAATGCTGTTGGTACATAAGCTCTACTAAACTGGTTAGCAACAGCAGCTTGGGCTTGAGGCGAAGCTCCAGTTCTGCCCATACCAGCAAATTGATCTTGTACACTTTCCATAGCTTGACTAGCTAGTACATCTCTATAATCTGCTAATGATTGCCCACCAGCAAATGTAGATGGTGCTAAACCACCAGCATATCCAGACATAATATCAGCAGATTGGCTATATAATGGAGATCCCCCCATCATTCCATAACCTAAATTTTCCTGACCAGCTAATGATGCTTGTGTTTGTCCTGACATAGGAACAACAGTAGAACCAGGATAGTATTGCATACCAGTTCCTGATGCATAGAGGTTTGCAGCCTCATTCATTATATCCTGTAAATAGGGTTCGGAAGGACCGTATGGTTCCGCCTTAGTCGTTGTTTCTTTGGTATCGTTACCGCCGCCTCTAGACATATTATAACTTCCTCTCTAAATATACATGAGTTTTCTTAAAATTAAAACGCTTTAGTACTCGTTCCCATCCTGGGCGAGCTACAGCTTCAAAATGAGTACAGTTTCTGGATTTAGCAAATTCTGCTAACTTATCTAAGTTATGTACCCAGTCTTTCATATTACGACCTGTCATAATAAAAATACTAAATGTTTTACTATTTGGTCTTACAATGATTTCAGTAACACAAGTTGCATAGTGTGCATCATCTTTTGGTTTAGTATTATCCCAACCAATCCAAAGTTGCATTTCACCTTTTGCACATTTATCTTGTATGTCACTTGAGTTATAATGATTGCCTGATCTTTCTAACGCATTAGAAATATGTTGATCAACAAGATTCCAACAATCATTAATATTTTCGCTTGGAATATATACAGCTTCAATCATGAAACCTCCAGATAACTCATAACTAAATGTAATCTGTCAGCAGTTGCAGCTGTTATTTTTAAAGTATCTCCATGTTGTAAAACTAATGGATGTGTTAACAATTCAGTTGTTCCGTTTGATGCTATTGTTCCACCATTAAATATATTAAATGTGTCTGCACCATTTACAATTTTCATTAGAAAATTACTACCGCCTCCATCATCAGATAGAAGCATAGATTTAATTATAGCAGTTGTATTAGTAGCTGGGGCTAGTATATCAACAGCATTTGTAGAATTAAAATCTACTTTCTTATTCTTGTATGCATGAGCCATTTTCTTCCTCTTTCAGATTTTTCCAAAATTCATCTAGTGCATTGTGTTCACAGTTTAAACAATTACATACTGAACATTGACCACCATTACCACAATGACAGTTATGATCACAATTTATGCAAGAAACCAAGTTGCAACCTCTGCATTTTGTTGGTTTTGTATATTAACTAAAGTATTAACTATATCTTCAGATACTAACTGAAAGTTTTCTTGATTAGTATCTTGATATATATAATCTAAGTTTCTTTGTTCAGCCATTACGCTAGTCCATTACCCATTCCACCAAAGTTACCAGTTCCTGGTCCACCTGATGTTCCAACACCTCCAGATCCAGATTGTCCTGAGTTTCCTCCACCTTCATCTGCTCCAGCACCATAACCTTGAAATCCATATCCTCTGTCATCTTCTGATCCTGGTCTACCAACTTCTCCATCATTTTGACCGTTACCACCTGGTCTACCTTCACCGCCACCGCCTCTCCCTACCATACGATTAGCAGCTTCCTGAAATTTGTTAGCTTCTTGTTGTTTTAGAGCATCTTGTATTTTAGATAGGTCTGTTTGTGGTCTATAATAAATATATGGACTTACAATCTCACTAGAGCTTGTAGGCATTCTACCTAATGTATCCATATAAGATTGAGTCGTACCGTATTGTTGTCCAGCTCCTGCTGGTAAATTATACACAGGCTGTCCTGTTGCACCTGACATAAGAGTATTGCCTTCAAAATAGTTAGCTACTGGACCCATAGCACCTGATGGTTGCGAGAAGGTCATTCCACCTATTCTTCCTAATAATGAATTATAATGATTCATTTGTGGATTAATTGGTGTATAACCTGTGTTATATGCACCCAATAAACCCATACCTTGTCCTGGTTGTAACAACATTATCTATAACCTTCCTGTATTGCTTCTACATCTAATCCTTGTGCATCTGACCAAGTAGTTGCACTAGGGATGTTTAGTTGAATTTTAAAATATCTAGCAGACCTGTGAAAAGGTATCATGCCAGTTGGATGCATTGTAAATGGTCCATCAGTAGTAGAGGTACTAGCAACCTTTTCTCTGTGTAGTAAAAATCCTCTAGCAGCATCTGTGTCTACTATTGGTCTGCATCCTGTAACCAATGCTCTCATATTTGGAGCTATCTCAGACTCTCCAGTTTGTAATGTGGCTTCTAAATTATCTCCACTAAAATCACCTAAGAAGTGAGATGTATCAAATACTTTCAAAGATGGAAGTCCACCACTATATCCAGCAGAATCAAATGATACTGTTAAGTTATCAATATTTGTACCTGCAAGAGAGTCCAATTGTTCTAGTGTTGCACCTTGAGATAGTGCATTAAAAATTAATTCGTGATTCAGTTCTACCAATGACCATCTGTTACTTTCATAATGATATATAATCATTTTATCATTAAACTGTGTATTAACTGGTACATTAACGGATGGATATGACCATATAATTAATTTATTATCAGGGTCGTGTGTAGCTCTAATTCTTTCTCTCAAATCTAATTTAACATCACTAGCAAAAAATCTATCTACTTTACCATTTCCTATAGCTTTAGATGAGTTTCCATCAGTAACATAAAACCCATCAGCAGAATAAAAATATACTACATTACCAACTTTAATAACTGATTTGCCTTGCACAGCTCCTCTGTTATCTTCAATTCTTCTAAAAGAAAATACTATAGCACCACCACGATAGTCCATACGAGTAATTCTATTTTCTTGAAATATTAATCCATATTGTCCACCAGTGATTCCTGTAATAACACCGCCTTCTGGTAAATCTTCTATATCAGCTAAATTTAATCCTGCTGTCCAAGAAGTAACATCATTTACAGCTGACCACTGTACTCTGTTTTGAAATGTACCCTGAAATCCAGTTACAACAAAATTATTTACAACAGCTGCGTGTCTAAAAGATGGAGAGTTAGGTATAGCAGCAAAGTTAGTTGATGTACCCATAGTAAATTTTTGTGGAGGTTCATTACCATTAAAAGCGATAATTTCTTCTCCAAACTTAATAAAATCCCAATAGTTATCAAGTGTAGTTACAAATGTTTGTCCACCACTAACATCATTAAATATATTATTTTGTAATCTATATAATTTGTCTGCTTTACCAGAAAATATATATGATGTACCACCATCATCTTTAAATGCAGCAGCTCCATGTACTCTTGCAGCAATTGCAGATATATTTGGTTGTTGTTGTATTGCTTTCCAAGGTCTATAACTGTTTACAGCTGGATATACATTTTTAGCTATTGTTGCTCCAGGATTAAGGTGATCAGGTAAATCAGGCAGCCATTCTGCAAAAGGAACTTGCATTAGTTTATGTTATCTAAATTGTTAAGATTAATATCTGTTCTTTGAACCAATGGTGTAGCATTATAAGATTCTTTATCATTATGTTCTCTAATAAGATTAATGCCATTCATAAATTGTTCTTTCCATTGAGTTACTACATTTGGATCTACACCTCTAATAAAATTAGATGCATGATACAATGCTCCATACAAAAGAACATTTGGATGATTAGTAAGTATAAAATTACTAGTATTACTATCAGATAAAGCATCAAAAGCTTTATAATATGTTAATGTAGCTGTATGTGTACCTGATGGTAAAGGACTAAATCTAAAATTAGATCCTTCAATACTATAAGCTCTAGGAACACCACTAGTACTAGATCCTTGTGTTTGATGTTGTTGATACGGAGTTATAAACTGTAATGGTTGTTTTTTAGTACCATTAATAAAAAAACTTCTTACTCCTAAAAATCCTGTGGGTAGAGCTTCTGTCTCTGCATCTATAGTAAAACTAATTGTAGTTTCCATAGGTCTAATTCTAAGCTCTCTATTTATTTCAGATTCAGCCAGTGCTATAAAATCTATAATTTCTGTACCCAAATCTGATCTAGCTAAAAAGTTAGCAATGGATGCTTGTAATCCTGAATAAGTATTTAATGCCATTATAATCCCTTACTTCCTACTTTAAAATTTTGGAACTCATTACTATTTATCATAGACTTAATGATCTCCATTTGTTGGTCCTTGTGTAATTTATACCAATTGCTATGTCCGTGTCTTTTTTTAGTCTGTATTTGTAAAGCAATTAGTGGTATCTGTGCTATTCGCTGAAAGTCTCCTCTTTGAGCTTCTGGAACATGATTCCTAAATATTTTATTTTGCTCCATTACAGGAGTAGTATCTTGTACTTTTTCTATAACAATTTTACGTTCTGCTCTATCAAGAGTAATTTTATCTTCTATTGGCATTTAACTTTCCTATACATTTATTTATAATATTGAACTATTTTGCAAGGTTCATCATTGCTGTTTGTAACATCAATAGACTCTGATGATAGATTTCTTACAGACCATTTTTCCAATACTGTCTCACCAATAGAAACTTCTTTACAGAAAACCATATAACAATTTGTACTTTCTGGTCTGTCTAAAGATTTTGTTGTACCAGCAGGAATGTCTATGTTTCTGATATTCCATCCTGACCAATCTTCCATCTTTCGAGAACAGCAAAGTATTTCACTATTATCACTATCAAGTGTCAACTTAATCTCTGGTGTCTTTAATAAATAAGCAACAG